GACAAGTGGGTCGCGCTCGAGAAATGGGGCAAGAGCGACCCCAACTTCTACGGCACCCCCAAGTCCCGCCGCGATGCTATCCGGAAGGCCAAGCTGCTGAAGACGTACGACGTGTCCCGAGACGTCCTCGGCACGCTGATCGAGGTATGGGCCGGCTACCACTCCGCCTCCGGCGACGACGCAGGCGACGGGGCCTATGCGGTCGTCATCGACGGCGCCACGCTCGAATTCCACGAGTGGAACCGCGACTACATCCCGCTTTATCCGCTCGTCCCCCATCCGCGCCGGCGCAGCCTTTATGGCATCTCCCTGATGGGGGACTTCCTGCCCGTGCAGGAGGAGCACGACAAGCTGTCGCTCCGAATCCAGAAGGCCCACCACCGCATCGGCGGCACGCACATCCTCACGCCGCGAGAGGCGGAGGTAGACCAGCGGGACCTGAACAACGAGCAGGGCACGGCCATCGAGTTCAACGGCTCAGCCCCCGGCGGCGGCCCGCGCGAGTTCAACCCGACGCCCGTGAACCCGTCGACCTACGAGTACCGTAATAGCATCATCTCGGAGATGTACGCATCGCATGGCATCCCGACGATGACGGCCACGGGCCAGGTCCCCGAGGGGATGGCCGGAGCTAGCGGAAAGGCGCTTCAGACGCAGGAGGAGGCCGTGGCCGAGCGGCTCATGATCCCGCTCCGGGCGCGCAACCGCCTCTGGCAGGCTGTTTCATGGGGCATCGTGGAGGAGGCTCGGTGCATGGTGGAGGACGACCCCTCCTACTCGGTCCTGCACAAGGGCGAGCGCGGGGCGCTCAAGAAGATCAAGTGGAAGGACGTCCTCCTCGACCGCGATGAGTTCGTCTTGGACGTGCCCATCATCAACGCCCTATCGCAGAATCCATCTGCGCGTTTCGCTCAGCTCACGGAAATGCTGAAGGCCGGTGGCATCCAGGTCGAGCAGTTCCGGCGCCTGTTCGGCCTGCCCGACATCGAGGCGGAGAACGATGTCGATCTCGCAGACATCGAGATTATCGACAAGGTGATGGCGGAGATCGTGATCGAGGGCAAGGCGCTCCAGCCCGAGCCCTTCGACTATCTGAAGCTCATCATCCAGCGCGGCCGGAAGTTCTACAACATGTGTCGAAACAAGGGGGTCCCGGACGAGCGGCTTGCGCTCCTCCGCGACTACCTGACCCGGGCCAAGCAGATGGACGACGCGGAGACCGCCAAGATGGCGGCGCTGCAGAACCCCCAGGGCCAGGCGATGCCGGGCGGAGCGGTCGGCCCCATCGCCGCGCCCAGCATGCCAGGCCCGAACCCTGGCGGCGGCGGCGGAGCCCCTCCGCCTGGCGCACCCCCGATGGCCGCGTGAGGATTCATGACCCAGCCCTACATTCCGAATGACGAAGAAGAAAGCGACGCGGCCTCTGACCTTGGAGATGTGGCTGACGCAGACCTTGTCGCGGCTGCTGAGGCGGCGATGCGGGGCGGCGAGCCGGATGCCCAGAAAGAGGGCGAAAAGACCCGCGACGAGCAGGGGCGATTCGTCAAAGAAGCTCCCAAAGCGGCTTCGGAAAAGCCCAAAGAGGCGGCGAAGGAAAAGCCGTCGAGCGTCATCGCGCGCGAGCTCGCGAAGCGGGAAGCCGCCAGGCAGGACGAGAGCCAGTACAAGGCGAAGATCGCAGAGGCCAACCAGCTCCACGCCCAGGTCCAGCAGCTCCACGCCCAGGTCCAGGCCGAGCGTGCCGCGCTCGCGAAGGAGAAGGAGGAGCTGACGCGGGCACGCCGCGACCCCGCTGGCTTCTTCGCCTCGCAGGGGTGGAACGCCGAGCAGGCGATCGACCTAGCCACCCGCGCGAAAGACCCGGTCTACCAAGAGACGGTTGCCCTCCGAGAGGAACTGGCGAAGCGGGACTCGGTCCTGCACGAGCTCCGGCAGACGGTCCATGCCCTCAAGGCCAAGGCAGACGGCTATGACAAGCAGACGGAGGAGGCGAAGAGCGCCCACGAAATGCAATCCTTCTGGGCTGCCATCCCGGAGGATTCTCCTGTCTGGCAGGACTATGAGGAGAAGGACGACATCGTCTACTTCGCCCAGAAGGTGCGTCAGCGCTACTTCGACAAGACGGGAAAGGTTGCATCCCCGCAGGAAGTAGCTCAGTATCTGCACTACAAGGCCCTCCAAAAGAGGGCCCCGTCCGCTCAGACCGCGGCGCAGAAGCCGAACGCCGGCAAACCCAAGGCGAAGGTTCCGCGCGCTCTCGGAAGCAACGATACGGTCGAGCGGCGGCCCTCAAACGGTGCAAAGCACATTCATGACATGACGCCCGACGAAGAGCGTCAGTACCTCATGGAAGTAGCAACCGCATCGGTGACGGGCGCTAGCGACTGACAGGCCTCCCGGGGCGCGCGTGGTGACAACCACCCGCGAAAGGTCCCCGTGCCATGTCGGCAGCAGCGCAACTCGACGCATCTGCGGCGATTCTCAAGACTCGGTATCCCGAAGGTCGTCTCCCCAAGGCGAACTACCGCAACTTCAAGCACACCTCGGCTCTCAAGAAGAACGAGGACTTCAGCGGCGACTCCAAGGTCGTCGCGATCCAGACGGAGAACCCGCAGGGCTCTTCGGCGGCATACGGAGTCGCGCTCTCCTCGCTCGAGCAGGGCACCTACTACAAGTTCACCGTCACGCCGGTGAACCACTACGGCATCGCCCGCATCCGCGGCGACGCCATGAAGCGGGCTGCCTCGTCGATGGGCGCCCTCGTCGACCTCTGGAAGAACGAGACCGACGGCATCTCGATGACCGAGGTGAAGAACCTCGAGATCCACTCGTTCCGCAACGGGACGGGCGTTCTCGGGACCATCAACTCGACGGTCACCGCCACGACGGTCACGCTCAGCCAGCCGGCCGACATCGTCAACTTCGACATGGGCATGACGGTGCAGGCCGTCAGCTCGGCGACGAGCCTGAGCCCGGTGGTCCGCAGCGGAAGCGCCAAGGTCACCGGCATCGACCGCGTGGCCGGCACGCTGACGTTCGCGTCCAACCTGGACAGCCAGATCGTGGGCGTCCAAGCCACCGACTCGCTGGTCCGGGCGGGAGATGCGGCCGTTGGCGGCGTCGCGACGGTCATCACGGGCGCCGGGCTCTGGATCTCGGGTGACAGCACCACGCTGTTCGGCCGCGACCGGACGCCGGACCCGGTCCGCCTCTCGGGCCAGGCCCCCGACCTCACCGGCATCAACATGGAGGACGCGCTGATCGAGGCGGAAGCCAAACTCGTCGTCCAGGGCTTCGCGACCGACGAGCTCGTCGCCTGGTGCAACCCGCTCACGATCAAGGAGCTCAAGAAGACGGTCGGCGGCAAGGTCACCTACCCGCGGACGACGATGGAGACGACGATCCCCGGCATCTCCTTCCGGGCCTACGAGTTCGAAGGCGACAACGGGACCATCAAGCTCATCTCGAACCCGTTCTACCCGATCGGCGGCTTCCTCATGGCCGACATGAGCGAGTGCTCGCTCGACTCGATGGGACCGGCCCCGCACCTGCAGGACTACGACACCAACAAGTTCCTGCGCACCGGAACGGACGACACCTGGCAGGTCGCTTTCGCGACGTACGGCCAGATGATCTACCGCATGCCCGTGAAGTTCCTTCGCGGCCTCAACTGGGGGGCGTGATGGACGGCGTCGGAGGCGTGCCCGGCAGCGCGGTTCGGTTCCTCGGACCGCACGCCGCCGGAGAGATCATCGTCCGCGGCGGGTTCCGACCCAACGGGACGAGCAACCCCACCATCTTCCGCGGGCCACTGGCAAGCGGAAGGTCGTCCAACTCGACGTTCACCTCGGCGGCCTTCTCGGTCGTCTACGGCGCGACCGGGATCTACACCGTGTCGCTCACCGCCACGGGGTGGAAGTTCCCGGCGAACGACCCGCCGGCCATCTTCTGCGACAGCCAGTGCAAGGACGTCACGAACACGAACAGGTTCTACGTCTACTGCAGCGGCTTCACCGCGGCCACGCGGTCGTTCGTCATCTCCGCGTTCCAGGAGGCGACCCCGTTTGCTCCGCCGTCTGACGCGGGCAACTGGATCGACTTCGTCATCTTCGGGGGCACCAAGTTCTGATGGACGCCCCCACGATTGCCCTGGCGCTCGACGATGGCAAAAAGACGCCGCTCGCTGCGATGGGGAAAGAAGCAGCCGAGGGCTCCGAGCCCTCCGACGACGAAGCGGCGGATCCGTCGCTCGTCGAGGCGGCGGGCGCCGTCAAAGCCGCGATGGACAGCGGCGATGACGAAGAGTTCGCCAAGACGCTGAAAGGTTTCATCAAACTCTGCGGAGAGTACTGACATGAGTATCACTGGAGACAAGATCAAGGGCGTCGCGAGGGGTCTGCTCTCCGACATCGCCAACAACAACGACGCCGCGCGAGCGGACCACGTCTTCGTCGGCCGCTACGTCGGGAAGAACTACAGCGGCGCGGACGTCGGCACGAACGTCAACCTGGCGGAAACGCCAGTCTTCACGGCCAAGTACGCCGGTCGGGTCCTTCGGTCTCGCATCGTCCCGACGGCGAACATCGCGATCAACACGACCAACTACGTCTTCCTCCAGGTCGCCAAGAGCACCGCGGGGGCGGCGTCGACGGTCGTGGCCACGCTCAATACGGCGGTCACGGCCCTGACGAAGAACCTCGCCACCGCACTGGCGCTCAACACCAGCGGAGTGACCTTCCTCGCGGACGACGTCATCACGTTCACCGCAACGAAGTTCATGTCCGCCGGCACTGCATCTATCCCGCTGGCCGCGGCTACGGACCAGTGCGAGTGGAGCTTGGATCTCGAGGAAAGCTACTGAGCCGTGAGCCGCAACGTTTCGCGCAGCACGCTCCGTGCGCGGGCGATGCAGCTTGCCAACGTTCAGAACGATCCTAGTTTCGCCGCGTCCGAGGTCAACGACCTCATCAACTTGCATATGCCCGCCGTGTACGACCTGCTCGTATCGGCGGGCCCCCCTGACTACTACGCCGCGGACCACACCTTCGCGGTATCTGCGGGCATCATCCCCTACGGCCTGCCAGACGACTTCCTGTCCGCCGTCAACTTCTGGGTGCTCGAGACGGACAATTGGTTTCGGCCGCTCGACACCTTCCAGGACCGGATGCGTCAGACGTTCCAGGGTCCTGCGATGAATTGCACCGTGGTGATGGAGTACATCCCCACATGCCCGGTCTTCGACCAGGACGCGGACACGTTCGACGGTGTAGACGGCTGGGAGGAGCTCATCTCAGCCCGCGTCGCTCGCGACATTCTGGTGAAACGGGAGGGCGACGTCTCCGCCGTCATGTCCATCATGGCCGCGGCCGAGAAGCGGCTTCGGAGCACATCCACGCAGCGCAAGCGCGGCGGCCCCAAGTACCTCATCGACGTCGAAGCGGACATGGGCTGGCCCTATCGCATCCAGCTCGACGCCTACCGGCTCCGGGGGTCGAATGTCGAGTTTTATTCGAACCTCTGGGGGCCCTTCGTTTGAGCGCCAACCTCGACTCCACCGGCGCGACGCGGCAACTCGACCGCCGCCCGGATCCGAACGAGACGGTGACGCCGGACAACGTCACCGATCCGAAGGCGCTCGCTCGACTGATCACGCGCATCCTCAAGGACGTCACGACGCTCAAGGCGAGGTGGTTCCCTCGGCGCCTCGACTTCGAGGACATCGCCGTGCTCCATGACGGGACGACAAAATACAACCTCGCGCACAACTTTGGCGCACGGGTTCGGTGGTGGCCCGTCGACTGGGTGGGAGACGCGTCGGCGGTCCCCATCCTCACCAGGGACCCGAGCTCGGACGAGAACATCCTCGTTCTCCGGTCCTATGCGGACGGCAAAGTCACCGTGCGCGTGGAGCCGGCGGGATGACGGAGCAGGCCACCATTCTCCACGTCCCGGCCGGGCTAGGTATCGACCAGTCCGTCCGGGAGGAGCACGTTCAGCCCGGCACGGCGAATCTGTACCAGGAGAACGTCAGGGTCACGACCCAGGGCAGTCTCATCAAGTGCCCAGGGTACACGGCACAATCGACAACCTCGCTCGGTCCTGGCAGCCCCCCCAGCATCTCCGCAGGGCTCCGTGTCGCCCCCTACAAGGGCTCGATCGTCATGTCCGACGGCGCCATCCTCAGCTCGTTCGACCGCACGAGCGGGAAGTGGGTCCCCAAGGCACGATTGCCGGAGTGCAGCGCGACCTCGACCGCAGTGACGGCAGCGATGACGGACGGGGAGCGCGTCCGGATCGTGTACAGCAGCGGCTATTACGTCATCGCGAGCCTTGACGCGGACGGCACGGATACCTCCGCGTCCTATTTCGTCTCGGCCCGAGTCATCGACCAGGCGAGCAAGAAGGTCATCGCCACGTTCGTTGTTACCGACGCATCGAGCCCGACTCTCCTGGATATCAGGGTCGTCGTCGTGGGCGGACTCGTCGCCTTTCTCTGGACCGATACTGGGCACGTCTACGGCAAGGTCCTGAACCTCGCCACGCCGACGACGCTGGGGGCCAAGGTCGACATCCTCAGCGACACCAACTCCACGGTATTCGATGCTGTTGCCCTGTCCGACCGAATCGCCATCGCGTATGAGAACAGCGGCGGCGGCACGACCCGGATCACGGTCAAGACGCTGAACAGCACGACGCTGGCCGTTCTCAACTCGTCGACGCAGGTGACAGCATCGAATGCGATCGAGAGCCTGGCCATTGCCGGCCTGGAAGAGATTTGGCTGGCGTGGACCTACACCACGTTCGACCACAAGCTATGGGTGGCCCTCCGCAAGACGTCGGACACGACGAGCCTTGCCGCCGCCACCGCCGCAATCGACTTCTCTGGCAAGTCGACCGCCGCCGTCATCGACTCCGCCGTTGCCGGACGTACGGGCATCAGCCAGGTCTACGTGGGGGCCCGGGGGTTCGAGGATAACTCGTTCATCAGCTACTCCCGCGTCCTGCAGCTCACCAACGTGGCCGGCTCCATCACGCCCGGCCACGCGACGACCTATATCGGGGGCTGGCTCCCGATATGCAAGCCGTTCGCCGTCAACGGAAGGGTCTACACCGAATGCTCGTTCTTCACCGTGGGCGCATTCGATGTGGCTCTTGGGGACATCACGAGCGACGCGTCCACCTCCGGATTCGACCGCAACCAGACGGTCCGCCCCGTGGGCTGGGTCTCCCCTCGGGCATGCATCACCGCAGGGGATAGGGCCGCTGTGGTGTCGTCCACGCTGGTCGCGACCATCCAGCTCGTGACGGTCTCCGGGTCTACGGCGTCGTTCAACATCGTTGAGTACGACTTTGCCTCGCAGACGCGCCAGCTTCCCGTGCCGTTCGCTGGCGCGCTCCACTTCTCCGGAGGCCTCCACTACGCCTTCGACGGGGAGCGATGCATGGAGGCCGGGTTCATCTCCCCGCCCATCCTCACGGCCGCTGCAGGGTCGTCCACCGGGCTTACCGGGACATTCATCTATACGGCCATCCACGAGTTTTGCGACGGGGCCGGTAACGTCATATGGAGCCGGACGGCCACGACGGTCACGGTCACCGCGGCCAACAAGGACATCAAGGTCTACGTACAGAGGCCATCCCTGACCTGGATGGAGGGCTTCGACCCGTTGCCCTACTTGAGCCCTCAAGGCGAATCACGCACGAGGACCAAGATTTATCGCACGGTGAACGGAGGCGGAGTCTTCTACCTGCTGGCCACGTTCCAGACGAACCCACTCAGCGGCGTCCAGCTCTTTGACGACACGACGTCGGATGCGTCGCTCATCGGTAACGTCCAGCTGTACCGAGACCCGGGCATCGTCGGGACGGAGAAGGACCGGCAGGCCTGGGGAGCGTGCCTCCAGATGGTGGAGTGCAACGGCGTCCTTGTGGCGGCCATGGAAGACGGCACCACGCTCCGGTGCACGGCCCAGCGAACCGTGGGCGAGGCTCCATGGCATCATGACGTGCTGCAGATCCCTATTGAGGGCGACGGGTCGATCACGGGCCTAGCCTCGATGGACGGCTCGGTCATCGTCTTCAAGCGAGACGCGATCTTCATCGTCTCCGTGGACCCAGCGAATGACAATGTGACCACGGGCGGATTCGGAGACCCCAAGAGGCTCGCCCTCAACGCCGGCTGCATCGACCCCCGATCCATCGTCGTCACGTCCATGGGCGTGTTCTATCAGTCGGACCTTGGTATCATGCTGCTGACCAGGCAGCTCGACGTCCAATTCCTGGGGAAGAAGATCCAAAAGACGTTCGCCAGCTATCCGAACGTCGTGTCCGCCGCCGTTGACGAGCGCGGGGGGCTCGTCCGTTTTTGCTTGGCGCAGAACGGCTCTAGCACCGTGGGCGTAGATGCTGTCTTCGACATGGTACTGGAGGTATGGGTCAGCTTCGACGCGAAGACCAGCTCCGCGGGCCAGGCAAACAGGCAGGCTGTCAGCTCGGCATACTGCAACTCTTCGAGTGGATATCGATATACGTGGCTCGATGCGAGCGGCGTTGTGTATCAGGAGTCGACATCCTTCCTGGCCGCCGACGGGTCGTTCGTGTCGTCGAAGTGGGAGACGCCTCGACTGAAGACGGAATTGCAGCGCGAGCACCAGATGTGGCAGGGCGTCGTAATGTTCGATCGCAATGAGTCGGCTGGCCTCGTAGCGGAGGTGGCCTACGACTTTGCCGACTATACCGAAACTAAGACCTGGACCGAGGCGGACGTCACGTCCTTCCAGCAGCAGGTGGAGGCGCGTGTGACGGGACGCCGGCAGGCGGTCAAGTTCCGGTTCCACGACACCGCCCCGGCGGCCCCGGTGACGGGCCAGGGGCTTGAGTTCATCGGCTTGTCTCTCGACCTGGCGCCGCATCAGGGCGCGACGCAGGGGACGCCCAAGCTCGATGTGGGGGCGCGCCGGTGAAGATCCAGAACTGGGACCCTGAGAGGCATCTGCCCCTGCTGAGCACGTGGCTCCAAGGTTGGGGGCAGGCGGACAGCGCCGGTGATGCTAGGATGTACCCGCCGACCGGGTACCTCATCGACGACTGCGCCCTGGGTTTCCTATATCAGACCAACGCGCCGCTGATGGGATACCTGGACGGGTTCGTGACAGATCCTGCCGTCAGTGCCCGACGGAGGCATAGCGCGCTGACTGTGCTTTGCGTGGCCCTCACGCACGAGGCCCGTCAGCGAGGGATCCAGTACGTAGTCGCGGCCACGGCGGTCCGCGGCCTTCAACGCATCGGCCGAGACCTCGGCTTCGAGGTGGTCGGCAATGGATATCAGTACCTCGCCAGGAGCACATAGGACCATGCCCCCCGCAGCCATTGTCGCAGGAGCCGCCGTCGCCGCGGGCCTTGGCGGTACGGCCATCGCCGCCGCCACCGGGGCGGGCAAGTCGAGGTTCGCCGGGCAGACGTTCAATCAGTCGAACCAGTACGATCCGCAGGCCTACCAGTACGGTGGGACGCCCGGGGGAGCCGACAACGCCGCCAATACTGCTGGCGGCAACATGAACAACTACAACAACGTTGCCGGATTCAACCAGGCGGCGGAGCAGGGCCAAGTTGGCAACCAGTGGCAGGACCGGCTGGATGCGAAGGGCGATAGTGGGTCCATCGACCAGGCGCTGAACCAGTCGACGATGGACCGAGGGCTCTCGCTCGCCGACCGCAACTCTGTGCTGGCGGCCCAGGGGCAGGCGGCGCAGTCGCGCGGTCTAGGGCTCCAATCCCGCGGACAGCAGCAGCAGATGCTGAATCTCGCGGTCCAGCGCGCGGGCGGGATGAATCTCATTGCCGACCGCGAGGCGGGGGCGGCGCGGCGAAACCTTGCTCTCAACATGCGATCGGCCGCGGCCAGCGCGCGCGGGCCCGCGGCGCTCGCCAACGCGCAATCGGACGCCATGGCTGCCGGGGCACAGGGCCTCGCCGGCATCAACTACAACGCTACGACGGCGGCGCAGCAGGAGCAGCAGGCGAACGAGCAGGCGGCCTTCGGCGAGGCGACCGGGATCCGCAGCGGAGACCTCGGGCTCAACTCTCAGGACCAGGGCCAGCAGCAGACCAACATCGGGCTGATCAACGCAGACACCGGGGTCCGTGGACAGGACGTCGCGCAGGGCGGTCTGGCGGTCAACAAGCAGCAGAACGACATTTCCCAGCAGAACACCGACGTGGGCGCGATCAACGCCTACAACAACGGGGCCGCCCAGGCCGGCAATATCGCCCTCGGCTATGGCAACCTGCAGAACAACATCCGGACCGAACAGGGCAACCTCACCTCGCAGGGCGCCAATCAGGCGCAGCAGTCGTTCGAGGACAAGCAGCATATCGACTCGGGCACGGCTGCGAACAGCGCCCAGACGGACCTGGGCTACGTCAAGATGGCGCAAGGCGCAGTCTCGGGTGGATCGCAAGCGGTCGGCGCTGCCATGCCCACCCCGGCTCCTGGCCCCGCCCCGGTGGCGGCGGCGGAGCATGGCGGCCCGGTAGCTGGCGGCAAACCCGTCCTTGTTGGGGAGAAGGGCCCCGAGCTCATGGTCCCCAAACAGGACGCAGTGGTCATTCCGGCGCCGCAGACGGCAGGCCTCGTGGCCTCGCTCCGGTCCGGCGCCGACCGTGACCGACAGGCCATCGCACGCGGCGAGTTCGTTCGCCCCGCCGACAACGGGATGGTGCCGCTCGACGAGACCGAGAACGCCCAGCTCCACCAGGGCACCGGCGCCGAGGGTCGGGCCTTCTACGAACAGAACCCCATCGCGGTACAGACCGGCCCCTCCCTCAGCGGTGACGCGGGAGAACAGCTCGCCGCAGCGCAGGGGCGCCCGTCGCTCGCCGTCCGGAAGAAGGTCCCGGCCCCCGCGGCGGCCCCCCGTCCGCACAAGATGACGCCTGAGGAGATGATGGCGGCGGCCAACGCCATGGGCGCCCAGATGCAGGACCAGCATGACGCCCGAATGGCGCATGGGCCTGCTGTCGTTGCCCGCGAGGAGGGCGGACCGGTGGCCGCGGGACAGCCTGCGATCGTGGGCGAGAAGGGGCCGGAGGTGGTGGTCGTTGCGCCCCATCCGCATCCGCTTCCTCCTCCGCCGGCGCCCCCTGCCGACAATCGTGAAAAAGCCGTCGGCTTCGCCGGGCAGCGGCCCATGCCGGACCACCGAACGGCCGCCCGCAGCCTATCCCTCAACGGACGGCGCCGGCAGGGAGAAGTCCACCTGGCGATGCCGGTTGAAGCTCCCACCACCCCGCTCCCCACGACGGAGGCGGAAGCGGCTCCGCCCGGACCGCACCCCCTACCGCTCCCGAAGCCTCCTCCGATCCGGTCGGAAGAGGACTCGGACGAGATGATCGCCCAGCGGATCGAGCAACTCGAGGAGGCCCTGAAGAAGGCGAAGGAGGCGAAGGGCAATGGGCGGCGCTAAGCGACCCGAGGACATGACGCCTACGGAGCTGTTCGCCCAGGGCGAATATGGCCAGGACCCGGCCCCGTCCGTCGCAGACCAGTTTCGCGACCTGGTCAAGAAGGCTGGCACCGGAGCCAAGAAGGGACTCGGTTACGACGCCGACGCGGCCCAGGGCATCACCCGCAGCTTCCAGCAGTACCGAGACGGCCAGATGTCGCCCTTCGACCAGTGGGCGAACAACGCTACGGTGGCCCTGAATCCCGCCGCAAGCTTCGGGCGGGACGCTGCCTCGGTCGTCAAGTACGGGCCGTCCACCTGGCTCCAGAAGCAGACGACGGCGCCCGCGGCCCCCGGCGCGCAGCCGACGCCTCCGGAGCCTCCCCAGCCCGCCGCGGACGGGGGGCCGCCCGTGGACAAGGGCGTCAACCCCAACGACCTGCCGAACGCCCTGACGGGTCCGCCCACATACCGGATGGGCGCGGGCATGGGCCCCGGCGGAGACGTCTACGAAGGGTATGGGACGGAAAAGGGCATCCTCCACGCTCAGCAGGACGTGCTGGCCGACACGGGCCATCAACAGGAGCTGAAGGGCGACGAGTACACCGCGCGGCTCAAGGGCATGGCGACGCACGCCGACCTGACTCACGAGGTTGCCGCGCAAAAGCAGTTCGCCGCGGAGGCGTACAAGAAGGCCGTCGACTCGGAGGACGTCAGGCAGCGGGACCAGGAGACCAAGATCCAGCAGGCGACCGACGACACCGCCGCGATGGGCGTCGATCCGGGCCGCTCCTTCCGAGACCGCAACGTCGGCTTCTGGATCAACATGGCGGTGGGTGCGGTCGCCAGCGGGATGCTTTCCGCCCTCAACGGCGGCCAGGGGCAAAACCCGTTCATGGACTCCGTCCGCGGGATGGTCCAGCAGGACATTGCCGCTCAGGAAAAGGGCATCGAGCAGGGTTGGCGCCGCGTGAAAGGGATGGAGACCGCCTACGAGCGGATGCGGATGAGCGGCGCCGATAAGGTCAACTCCACCCAGAAGGCCTACGACCTCCACCTCGAAGCAATCCAGACGGAGATCCAGAGCCGGATGGAGAAGGCGGAGATCCCTGCCCAAAAGGCGGCCTATCAGCAGGCGCTCCAGGCCGTGCAGGTCGAGCGCGACGGTATCGCCTTCAAGATGCAGGAGTACTGGAAGAACATCCGCGACACCAAGGCCCGCGCAGCAGCGGCGGCAGCCCAGGCCGAGTACGCGCGCCGGAGGCAGCTCGCGCTCGACGCCTCCGAGATGGAGCTGAAGCACTCGCAGGCGGTCAAGAACGTCGCCGAGGCACAGAAGCTTGGTCGCGACTCGGCGAAGGATGACAAGACGAAGGAGAACGAGGCGAGGCTCTACGACACCAACCTCCGCTACCTCCGCAGCCCAGAAGTGACCTCGCTCTTCACCGGCTCGAAGGGCGACATCACGTCCAAGGCGGGCGTGCAGCATCTGCCGTTCGGCACCGATGCCCGGGGCTTCCAGCAGAAGGTTGACGACTACAACGCCAACGCGGACACGATCATCGGCCACTGGCTGAAGGACGAGAGCGGACGCGTCCCGGTCGAAGAGTACCGCGAGCAGGCGCATCGCTTCCGCGTCACGGCCGACATGCCTTCCGCAGAGCGGGCCGCGCGCGCCAAGCGGCTCGAGCAGTGGGTCACGGAGCGCGCCCGCACGGCGGGTGTGGCCGCGCCCCGAGAGGATGAACAGCCCGGCTTCGGGTCCGGCATCGGAACCTTCCAGAAAGGCCCCTGATGGGCGACCGCGTCCAGGTCGTCGGGCCGCAGGGCGAACGGGGGACGGTCGACGCGAGCGACCTGCCGTCCGTCATCGCCCAGCACGGCCGCGTGGCGACGCAGGACGAACTGAATCAGGAGGCTTACGCCGGCAAGTTCGGCGGCCTGGCTCAGGAGATGACGACGGCTGCCCTCGGGGCAGTCGACACGGCGACGCTGGGCGGCGGGACGGCCATCCTCAGCCAGATCGGACGCGCCGCCGGCAAGCAGCCGGAGATGGAGGATGCGCTCCGCCATCTCAAGGAGACGAACCCGATCGCCCATGCCCTGGGTGCTGGGGCGCCTCTCCTTGCG